AGTATTCTCAGGAGGTTCAGGAAGTGTAGATTTACAATCAATAGGTATAGCTGGAGGTGCTACAGGTTTAGGAGATAATATATATGTTGTAGGACAAACGTTAGTAGATCCTAATAAAATAGACACGGCTGATACTTTAGAAATCAATTTTGTCCCTCCTACAATATTTAATGTAACATGTAGCAATGCCTCAGCACGAGGAGCTATTTTAACAGGTTGGACAACAGCCTAAATTTAAACAATTATGTGGTTATATAAAAACGAAGAGATTACCTCTTTGGAGGATTTCCCTCCTAACACTCATGGTTTTATTTATAGAGTTCTACACGAACCTACAGGTAAAGCATATATTGGAAAAAAAGTATTACAATTTAATCGTAAAGCTAAATTAACTAAAAAAGATTTAGCATTGTATGAAGGTCAACCTGGTCGTAAACCCTCATATAAACGTATTACTAAAGAATCCGATTGGAAAACATATTATGGCTCAAATAAAGCATTACTTGAGTTATTAGAAACAGAACCAAAAGAAAACTTTAAACGTACTATTATTGCTTTAGCAGATAATAAAAAACACCTTACTTATCTAGAAACAAAATATCTTTTTGTTTATGAGGTTTTAGAAAAACCCGAAGAATTCTTTAACGATAACATTCTAGGAAAGTTTTTTACACGAGACTTGGATCCAAACCTATAGTTTCGTATATTCCTGTCTATGGTAAATCAATCTCTAGTAGCACTGACTAATTCTGTGCTTGGTTCTGGGAAATCAACCGCAAGAGGCAACAAAGCATATCGTTGTCCTTATTGCAATCACCATAAACCTAAACTAGAAATTAATTTTACCGAAAATAAAAAAGGTGACAATCCATGGCATTGTTGGGTTTGTGATAAAAAAGGTAAAAAACTATATCAAGTATTTAAACAAGTAGAAGCCTCACCTGAAAAAATGGCTGAATTAAGAGCCATTGTAAAATATGTAGGTCCTGAAACTGAGGTTAAAGTTGAGCATGCTTTAGAATTACCTAAAGAATATAAAACATTTGAAAACCTTAAAACATCTGATGTTGAAGGTAGACAAGCATTATATTACCTAAAAAATAGAGGATTAACTAAGGACGATATTTTAAAATACAATATTGGATACTGCACATCAGGTAGATATAGAAATATGGTTATTATTCCTTCTTATGATGCTAATGGTTCATTAAACTATTTTACAGGTCGTTCATTTGAAAGAGAACCCTATACAAAATATCGTAACCCTGAAGCTTCACGTGATATTGTGCCATTTGAATTGTTTATAAATTGGAATATACCCATTATATTATGCGAGGGACCATTTGATGCCATAGCCATTAAACGTAATGTTATCCCACTTTTAGGCAAAAATATACAATCAAATTTAATGAAAAAGATAGTCACATCGGCTGTTGAAAAAATATATATTGCTCTAGATAAAGATGCTCAAAAACAAGCATTAAAATTCTGTGAGAAATTGATGAATGAAGGTAAAGAAGTATATCTTGTAGACTTGCAAGATAAAGACCCAAGTGAAATGGGTTTTGAAAATTTCACAAAATTGATCCAAGAAACATATCCGTTAACACTCTCGGAACTTTTGGAGAAAAAATTATTTTTATGAGTAAGCGAAACATTAAACGCTCTTACAATCGAATCCTAGAAATATCTGAGGATTCACAACAAATCACAATGCCAGATTCACGTTACTATAGACGTAACGGAGAATACTATCCATCTATTACTTATGTTTTAGGTACTTACCCAAAAGGTAAATTTTTTGAGGATTGGCTTAAAAAAGTAGGTTATTCGGCTGACCACATTGTTAAAAAAGCTGCTGAACAAGGTACACAAGTACACGAAATGTGTGAAGCATTTTTGCTAGGTGAAGAATTAAACTTCCTAGGACCTCATGGTAAACCAATGTACCACCCAGATGTTTGGCAAATGTTTCTACGTTTTGTAGATTTTTGGGAAGAATATAATCCTACACTAGTAGAAACAGAGGTACACCTATTCTCGGATGAACTTAAAGTAGCAGGTACTTGTGATTTGGTTTTAGAGATTGATGGTGAATTATGGATTATAGATTTAAAAACATCTAACCACCTCCAGACTACATACGATTTACAAACTGCAGTTTATGGTAAATGTTATGAAGAATGTTATGGTAAAACTGCTGATCGTTATGGTGTTTTATGGTTAAAATCTAACAAACGTAAAGCTGCTAAAGATAAAATGCAAGGTAAAGGTTGGGAAATGTATGAATCAAAACGTACTCAAGAAGAAAACCTTGAAATCTTTAAAACAGTTAAAACACTATTTGATTTAGAAAATCCAACTCACAAACCAGTATTTACTGAATTCAGAACGCAAGTAAAAAGAAAATTGTAATATTTATACGCAAACGCGTGTTGAATGATTTCTTTACTAGAACTTCTTATGGAGGGTCCAAATGATCCTAAAGCTGTAATTCTTGCTGGTGCCCCGGGAGCAGGTAAATCTTCTATTGTAGGAGATATTATCTCTGGTATGGGTCTTAAAGTAATGAATATTGATGATTATTTTATCAAAAATCTTAAAGACTTAGGTGTATCTTTAGATCTTAAAAAAGCCGATGCTGATGGAAGAAGCAAAGCAGGTAAAGCAATGGCTGCTGCTTCAAAATCATATAAAGCAGACTTAGAACAAGAAATACAAAAACGTGAAAATATCGTAATTGATGGTACTGCTGCCTCATATAAGAAAACAGAACAATTAAAAACAGATCTTGAAAACGCAGGTTACGATGTCTTTATGGTTTATGTGTATTCTTCATTAGAGAAATCATTACGTAAAAACGAAGATAGATTTGAACGTTCTAAAGGTAAAGATAGAAGTTTAATGCCTTTTATTGTAATGCAAACATGGGCTAATGTAACCAAAAACTTTACTCCTTATCTAAATTTATTTGGGGAAAAATTTGTAGCAACAACTAAAGATAAAAAATTAGTAGATGCTGATGATTTAGATGATATAATTGAAAAATATATTACTCCCTATAACCCTACAGATACAAAACCAAAAACTGATAAACAAAAAGAACGTTCTGAAAAACAAAAAGCAAAATTAGAAGCCGATATTAAGGATCTAATGAAGAAAGAAAACGTAGAACAATCAATTCAACATATTGTTTCTGCTGAAGAAGCACAATCAAAATTAAAACAATTTTTAGCAAAATGAAACTAACAGATCTATTAAATGAAATCGAAGAGGCTGAAGTAGTAAAAGAAGAAGTAGGCCCTAAAGTAGACGAAGTAGGTAAATTTTTTATCGTAGAAAAACCAAGTAAATCTTCAACAATTGATGATATTGTATATGAAGCTGGAATCAAAGATTTTATTGACCACGTTAAAGGTGGATTAAAATTCGAAAGTATTTTAGGATTATACAAACAAAAATCAGATGCTCGTAGAGCAGGTACTGAAGCTCTTAAAGAAATGGAAGCATCAATTAAAGAAATGGAAGATGCTATGGAAGAGTATCGTGGTGCTAAAAAAGACATCGAAGAAAAGAAAAAATCTGCTAAAGAAAAAATCGAAAAACTAAGATAAATGTCTTTAGTTCATGAATTAGTAAAAGAGCTTATTGATGACAAGCAAGTAACCGCTGTATACGGAGGGGGTTTTAAACCTCCTATCTACGGTCACTTTTCTATTGTAGAAAAAGCATTAAAAGACTTTCCTGAAATTGATAAATTTATAATTTATATTGGAGGAGGAGTTAGAGATGGTATTTCTCAAGATGAATCTTTATTAGTTTGGAACATCTATAAAAAATATTTAGGAGATAAGGTTGAACTTGTCCCTTCAAAAGGTCCAATAGGTGATGTAATTCGTTATGGGAAAAATAATCCTGACGAAATAGTATATTTTATTATTGGAGGAAGAGAAGGTAGGGAAGATGATGCTAAAGATATTGCTACAAGAACTAAAGGGGTAGAAGAAAAATACCCTAACATGAAAGTCAAAGTATTAACCACCCTAAACCCAGAAATGAGTGGTACTAATGCTAGAAAAGCTCTTAAAGTATCTGAAGAAGAATTTACTAAATATCTACCACCTCAATTAACAGACGAAGAAAAATTAGAAGTATATAATTTAGTATCTCCTGTTGTAAAAGAAGGAGATACAATTGAAAAATATTCTGCTAAAGGTAAAAAAACAGGTAAACTAAAACAGGGCACTGTTAGAAAAAGACTTAATATCCCTAAAGACGAAAAGATTCCAATGTACAAAATTAATAAGGAACTTTCGCGTCTAAAGAAAATGGATAAAGATAAGGATAAAAAAGGTGTACAATTGGGAGATAAAAATCAAAAATATTATAAAGCATTACAATTAGCTAAAACCTTAAAATCTACAACTCACGTAAACGAGAATGCATCA